CGCGGAACTGTTGATTGATCTCGACAACAATCGGCAGCGGATTGCCCTGCGCGTGTTCAACAGTGCGAAGTCCATGCCACTCAGCCGCTTCCGCGACGTGGTTGCGGAACTGGTTCGGCAGCAGGCTGAAGAATCGCAGATGGACATGTTCGCGCTGGAATTGAAAATGGTGGAAGCGGTGGCGCAGGACGAGGTGATCGCGCTGCGTGGCAAGAAAGCGCGCACGGGCGCACCCGTCAATAAACAACTTCCACCTGTGCATGTCAGCGGGAAGGATAGCACGGGCGACATCTTTGACCGCTACATCAGCCAACTGATTGCAGCAGGTAACACGGATGCCGCTTCCACGATTGGCACGATCTACAATGCCCTGGTCGCTGGTAACTGGGTGCAGGTGCCCGCGACCAGCGTCCTGGCGAAGACTGCCGAGACCGATGAAACCGCTGGGGATACCCCGGTGGTCAACCTTTAACTTTAACCTGCAAATATCGGGGCACGGCACGCCGTGCCCCAAGTGGAGCACATTGAAATGGATACAACAATTTACACCCTGGGTTACACTGGTGCGAACGCGGACGAGATTCAGCAGCTTGTCGAGCAGCATGATTGGTGGATGGTGGACATCCGCATGTCTGCCACCTCGCGCCAACCAAAGTGGACGAAGAAAGCGCTAGTGGAAAGGTTCGGAGAGCGCTACGTCCATCTCCCTGCCTTCGGCAATAAGAACTATAAATCCGGTGGCGCGATTGTCCTCGCCGACCCGGATGCAGGTTTGCGGGCAACCACCGCGTTGATGGTAAGTAAGCCTGTGGTACTGATGTGCGCGTGCAGGAATGTGGACACCTGCCACCGGAAAACCGCAGCAGAGTTCATCTCCACCATGACCGGAGTATCGGTGAGACATCTCTCACTTGGCGACATCAAGGCGCTGTTGACACCGCCCCAGCCGGAGCAGGTGGTGATACGAGATACTGTCATCCAAAGCGGGATGCCGGGCTTCGCTGGTGACAAAGTGACCTGGTTGGTACCAGAAACGCAGCAGCCTCGCCTGTTCTAGTCCGATTCAAACCCAGTTCTGGACAGACCTACTACAATGTGAGTAGGTCTGTTCGATTTCGGGGATGCGCGGCGTGTGGATATATACCTGCATCAGAAGCAGATTGATTTCGTTATGACTTCTGAACACCATGCCGCATTCGTTGGAGGTATCGGCAGCGGGAAATCATATGCTGGATGCGTGCGCGGGATTATGGCGGCTGGCGGGCAGATCGGCACAGAGCGCATTCCTACGCCAAATGTTGGCGTGGTCACTGCGCCCACCTATGGGATGCTCCGCGATGCGACGCTGCGCACCTTTCTTGAGATCGCCGGGCGCGCGGTGGTGGATTTCAACAAATCAGAGATGCGTGCCACCATTGCCAATGGGAGCGAAATTTTGTTCCGCAGCACCGAACACTACGAGCGGCTGCGCGGACCCTCAATCTCCTGGTGGTTCGGCGACGAGGCAGCGCTCTACCCTCGCGAGGTGCGTCGGATCATGCTGGGGCGGCTTCGGCAGCACAGTAGGTACGGCTACAACTGGCTAGCGACTACGCCGCGCGGGCGCGACTGGATTTACCAAACATTTGCAGTCAAAGCGAAGCCAGACTACAGGCTTGTTCGGTCAAAGACCGCCGAAAATCCGTACCTGGACCCGGATTTTATTCTTGCGCTCCAAGATGAGTACGCTGGCGAGTTTGCGCTCCAAGAGTTAGATGGCGAGTTTATCGCATTTGAGGGTCTTGTCTATCCAGAGTTCGATGTCGCAACTCATACCCATCGCGGCGTGATTGATGCAAGTCGATTTAAGGAAGTTATCGCCGGGGTCGACTGGGGTTTCGTCAACCCCGGCGTGATTCTAGTGGGTGGTGTAGATCACGATGGGCGTATCACCATCGTCCATGAAGAATATCAGCGCAAGCGCCGTATTGAGGATTGGGCGGCAATCGCGGCTGAGCTTAAAAACGTTTGGGGTATCAACCGCTTCGCGTGCGATCCGTCTGAACCCGACTACATTAAGCACTTTCGTCAGGCGGGATGCGAGGCATCACAGGCAGATAATCGGGTCATCCCTGGCATCCAGGCAGTGCGGCAGCGGCTAGTCGTGCGCGAAGATGGATTACCGCGTCTACGCCTGACTCCCAGCGCTGCCAATCTGACGGCGGAGTTTGGGCAGTATCAGTGGGCAGTCAACCGCGATGGACTGCGAGACGAGCCGCGCAAGGCGAATGACCACGCGATGGACGCGCTGCGTTACCTGGTGATGGCAGCAGACAGCAGCGCGTCCGGGATTACATTACAGAGCGAGGAGAGAAAGTACGCATGAGTACGATATTGAAGACAATTGTGGACATCGTGAATGAGGGCAAAGACATTACGCCCGCACAGCAGAAATGGCGCGATGAAAACGAGAAGCGCTCGAAAGAGGTGGCACTTTACCGCCGTTACATCGAGGGCGACCAGGACAGCGGCTTAAACGAGAAGATGCGGAAGCTGCTGAATCTGGACTCTAAGCAGGACTTTAATTTCAATCAATGCGGCACGGCGGTGGCAACCCTGTCAAACCGTTTGGAAGTCATCTCCGTCGCGGCAGACCTGGGAAGAAGCGCGCCCGGCGGCGCAAGCATAGAAACTGCGGATTCTTGGGCATCTGAAGTTCTCCAATGGAACGAGTTCGACGGACTCCAGATCGACCTGTATGACGCTGCAATCCGCGACGGTGATGGGTACATCATGATCGGCTGGGACGAGGACGAAAAGATGCCCGTGCTGACGCACGAACTGGCGTTTGACGGGACAAACGGAATGCTCGTCATCCACAATCGTTATGATGCCGCGATTATCGACATCGCTGTCAAAATTTGGAGCGAGACGGTTGACGCAACCACCGACGTGCAGCGTGTCAACGTGTACTATCCTGACCGCGTGGAAAAGTACGTGGTCAAGCAGGGTGGATATGCCGTGTATGATGACCCTGCGCAGCCAGGTATGTTCCCATTACCCTGGGTTGATCGCCAGGGAAAATCGATTGGTGTTCCAATCGTTCAATTTCCGAACCGCTCGATCCAGAAGGGCGGGCACGGCGTAAGCAAGCTGCGCGATGTTGTTCCGCTTCAGCACGCGCTCAACGTGACCATGCACAGTATGGTTGGCACGGGACTGCTCGGTGCGTTTCCGATCAATGTGTTCATCGGATACACCGCGCCCAGCGTGGTCGAACCAGGGATGTTCTACGAGATCGCACCAACAGACGCGAACAAAAAAGTTATGCCACCCTCGGCAGACTTAGCGGAATGGCTGAAGGCGATTCGTATCGAGCAGATCAAAGGCGCGTCGCTCACCGATTACATCAAGATGGTCGAGTTGTTCGAGCGTGTCATCGAGAAGGTGGCGAACATCCCGAATTACAGTCAGGGTGCAAATGCGTCCGGCGAGAGCATGAAGCAGCGCGAGAGCGAATTGTTGGCGGAAGTCCGCCGGGCGCATGTCGTTTTTGGCGCAGCATGGCATCGCGTGCTGCAACTGGCAGCCGCAGTCCAGAACGCTTATGGCAGCCCTGCGCCGCAGGTACGCCGCTGGCGCGCGAACTGGAAATCTGGCGAGACCCGAAACGATGTGGAGCGCTCCCAGGTGCTGAGCGCTGTATCAAAGCATCTTGAAGGCAGCGATGAAATGGTGCGGCAGATCGGCGCGCTGCTTGACCTGTCGGCGGAACGCATCGAAGAGATCAAGGCGCAGATGGACAGTAATCGACGTAGCGTAACTGAGACGCTTATGAACCGGATGCCCGGCTTTGGTGGTTCAGCGCCAGGTCAAACACCAGCACAGCGCATGAACAATCCCGCAGCGCCCGGCACTACAGGCGCACCTATCCCGGCTCAGCCTGTGACAGCAGGAGAACCGGCTAATGCCGCTGCCAACGGGTGAGACTCCTGGTGAGTTCCTGAGCCGCATTATTGATCGCGGCTACGACGGCATCGCTCGGCAGGTGATTGATGCAATCAGCGGCGGCAGTGCATCCGGCATTGTAGCGCAGCGCCTGGCAGAAGTGGAAGCCGAAGCCGCGCGGCTGGCGCAGATCGGCGAGAAGCTGTCGCCGGATAATCCGATTATCCGGGCGTTGATCGCCGATCTGGATGACCAGATGAAGCGCAATGCCAGCGCGATCAACAGCGCAGCGGGACGGCTTCAAAGCGCGGGTGCGGATGCTGGGCAGACGATTGCGCAGCAGCTTCCGCTTGGCTTTATGGACGATGCTGCCAGTCAGCAGGCGGCTGGCATTCTGGTGGGCTGGAATCGCGTCAGCCTGGAGGCAATCAGCCAGGTGATTGACCTTATCAACAACCCAGAATGGACGGCAATGCTGTCGAAATACGGCGAAAGTGTCCCGGATGCCGTTGCTCAGATCGCGCTGCGCGGTTTTCTGGAGGGCTGGAGCCCGCTGCGCGCTGCTGAAGCGTTGACCGATGTGGTGACGAATCTACCGCAGTCCTATGCCAATACGCTGATGCGGACGCTGTACCTGAATGCGTACCGTCGAGCGACTACCGAAAGCTATAAAGCAAACGGCGACATTGTTGAGTATGCGGTGCGCGTGGCGACGCTGGATCACCGTGTCTGCATGGCGTGCATCCTGCTGCATGGCACTATTATCCCACTGGACGAGGTGGTCGCGGATCACTGGAACGGGCGCTGCACCAGTGTGGCTAAAATTCGAGGCATCCCGCTCAATATCCAGACTGGCAAAGACTGGTTCGCTGGTCTGGGTGCAGACCAACAGGCGGCGATGATGGGTGGTTCTGCGTACCGAGCGTGGCAGGATGGCGCAATTCAACTTGACGACCTGGTGCATGTCTCGGACGATCCGCTGTTCGGCGGTATGGTCGGCACTGCGAGTTTGAGTGGTATACTTGGTGAGGGTGCAAGTCAATACTATCTGAAGTGATCCCCTAAGACTGGACTGAGATGGAATACATTAATCAGGCAACGAAAATCGCAGGCGTAGCGATTAAAGCGGGACAAGTGGTCTATTACGATGAAACAACCGAGCTGCTTCTTCTGACGGATGCAGACCCGGCAGGCAGCGGCGACCCTGCGAAACTATTGAAAGCAGTCGGTGTCGCACTGAACTCTTGCGATGCGGGGCAGTCCTGCACGTATCAATACGCCGGGGAGATAACACTCGGTGCTGCTAATGATAAAACATACCTTGCCAGTCTCATCCCTGAAATCCTCATTGAAAAAAAGGATTACGGAATCTCAATCACCGTGTACCAATATACATTCATCAATCATCGGCAAACAGTAGATTGGCAGCGCGATTTTTACACTCACGATATCGAGGCGGTTGAAAGATTTATCGCCGCTTTTCTTGAAATTGAGGATGGTAAATATGCCGTCACGAAAATAGGGTTTGACGCGCCTTAATCTGCCGCGTTGACAAACCAACTACAATAGACGTATCTCAAACCGACCCGACGCAACCCGCGCCGGGTTTTTGATTCTTCCCGACATAGTGGAAAGGCTCAATTATGGCAGACCTAGCAGTTACAGCCGCGCAGGTGATCGGCGAACCCGATCTCCGTAATCAAACAACGAAAGTCGCAGGCGTGGCGATCAACGCGGGACAGGTGGTCTACTTCGACGAAGCAACCGGACTGCTGCGCCTGGCGGATGCAGACCCATCGGGCAGCGGTGATCCAGCCACGCAATCGAAAGCCGCCGGCATCGCACTGTGTTCGTGCGCAGCGAATCAGCCATGTACGTACCAGTATGCCGGGGAAGTGACACTCGGCGCAGCGGCTGCTCCGGTTGTTGGGCAGACGTACTGCGTCAGTGTCACTGCCGGCGGAATTGCACCCTATGCTGACCTGACGAGCGGTAAGTACGTCACGGTACTGGGTGTAGGTAAAGCCTCAAATAAAATCGTGCTTGGCATCAACGCCAGCGGCATCGCCAAAGCTTAGCGCAGCAGATCTCAGTTAAACCCCAGGCGAACAATGGCTCTATTGAAAGCTGTACTATTTTGGAAGTTCTACTCCACCTTCAATAAAGCCATTGTCGGTAAATTTTCTCTTATTGTCGGCACCCCGAACGACGAACCCGCAATCGACGCATTCCGCAAAAGTCAATACTATACCAATCAGCTTGTTTTGTGCTATCGCAATGCAATGGGCGGGCACGACTTCGCTGGTGGAGTGGTCAATGGTATTGACTATCGCAATGGAGTACTTCGGCTTCCGAAGAACACGCCGGTTCTAACAGGTGTAAATCTCAAAAACAACAACTGGTATCGAAATGACCGTTTTGACAACGCCAGTGGCAAGTCCGAAGAAATCCGCGACAACATAAAAGCGCCAAATTCGGACAAGTGGGCTGTGAAGTACGGTCCTAACCATCCGCAAGCTGGGATTTATATTAGATCGGGCGCTTCATTTCCAGACAACTGGTATCACGATGGCAGCCTGCCAGATGTGAGAGCATTCATCTATAACGAAATTGCTACATGGGATTATCCTGGCGCGTCCAGAAATAATGTCAATTACGATGGCGAATACGGCGACAACCTACACGCCGCTGGCTTCCGCGCGCAAACCGACTCGCCTGTCGAAACAGACAAATGGGGCGCTGGAGATGGTCCAGTCTATTTCGCCTACATCAAAGACTTTATTTCCTGGCTAAAAAATACACACGAGGGTTTTACTGGCGTTCAAGGTATGAAAGGCATGTGGTATCACAACTCGCAGGGATACTCCACGAGTGATACCAGCGCGCAGAACTGGCGCGAGTTTCATGTACTTCCAAACGGTAATCGTCGAGCGCATGGCGGGATGATTGAGGGGTGGGGTCAGCAGTCGAGTGGCGATTACCCCAGCCCGAATCAACACCGTCGTCAGCGCGAGTGTTTCGACTTCGTGGCATCGCACGCTGTGGACGTGCAAGCGATCATCCGCTATCTTGACCCGGCGTTTATCAACGCAAACCCCAACAGCACGGCTGCGACCAAAGTGAAATATCACCTCGTCTCGTACATGATGGTTGCTCAACCGCATACGCATTTTCGCGTAACTGACGACTATGGCACGCTGACCTGGTTAAATTTGACTGACGAGCTGAATGACCTGCTGGGTCATCCAAAAAATCGCTATGTCCAAGAATCCAGCAATCCACTGACGTTTCGCCGGGAGTTCTGGGGCGGGTACATCCGGCAGCGCCCAGACCTTGAACCGCCCTGGTTCGAGATCGTCTCGCAGACTAAAGTGGGCTTAAACCCGCCGTTTGTCACGTTCCCGGTCAATCGGCTTGACCCTGGCAATCCGACAGGCGAGATGACCTATTGGTATCTGACGGCAGAGCCAGCATATAACGGCACGCTGACACTGGTCGCCAGTGGATTGCCGCCAGGTGTGACCGCACAAAAGGTTACGGGAATAACCCCTGTCTCGACCAAAAAATGCGACATCTGGCTGCTGAGTGGTATCCCGACCACGCCAGGAACCTACACGCCAACACTCACCTGGACTGAGACAGGTGGCACGTCGATCAGCGCGTCGATGCAGTGGAAAATCACTGGGCAGGCGATTGTGACTGGCGGCGCGTTCAACTGTGGCGGCAGCGGCTTTACGTCCAGCACGGGCTCAATTTTTCTGACTGATACGGAAGCTGCGCCCGCATCCGCCCGCACGACTAATGGCGGTGCCGTCAACGGTGCGCAGCAGAGCAGTACAACTACCACCCTGACGCTGAACGGCACTTGCCCGCCCGATGTGCCGATGAGTACCTATCAGACCTGGCTGTTCGACACAACCCCGCCGGGTCCGATCTGGGCGATTCCGGCGACAGGTGCGATTGATATTGAGTTGGGTTTCTTCTCTGACAGCGGCGGGAGAATCGTAGATTTTCATGTGAATGGCAGCAGTACGGCGGCGCTTACGGTCAACC